GTCCATACAATTTTGCGATGGTCGAATCTAATTGTTGCGCCTTTGCCATACAGACTCATCAATAAACTTGCGCCCTCTGTGTGCTTTGTGCTTGCTACGTACTCGCCTTGTGGTGTATAGACTTTCCATTGTGGTGATGCTGCCATTTTAATTATCTCCTGTCGTGATGTCGTCGTTGATTATGATTCCGTATAATGATAGTAGGATGATTGGTATAATTGCAAGGATTAAGTAGGTCATTTCTTTTCTTCTGTCTTAAGTGGTGGGTTCTGTATTTCTCCAGCCATAACAAGCACTGCCTCTACGTGCTCTAGTGCCTTGGCTTTGCGCTTGTAGTTGGTGCCTAGCATTTCGTTGGCTACTGCCAGTGTGTTAATGCGGGCTGACATCTTCATACCCGTGTTAACTTCTAACTTAAGACTTGAATAGAGGGTGTGTAGTCTGAGTAAGTTCATCGCATCAACACCCCCTGCCCCAGTAAAGTTGCCCTCTGAATCGTAGTCGAATCCTTCGCGTCCTTTTGTGACTGCATCTAGTGTTTCGTTTGGTAACATTTCGTTATTCTCCTAGTCTCTTTAGTTGTCTATAACTTGGAATCTTTATAGCGCAACGCTGGCACATAATCCCTTGCTCGCCTTGCTTTGCCCAATCTTTTGTAGCCATCATTCCGCAACCCTCGCAATTAACTATGTGTTCTAGCCAGTCACTAGGTATAAGTTTCTCTGTCATTAGTTATCTCCTGTCTTAAGTCGTCCTGCTTGTTCGCAGGTTGGGCACCCATCCGTTGGAGATACTCCGCAGAATGGGCAATAGTTAAGTTTTCTTTTGATGCTGTCGGTGAGCGTGTTGTCCCACATCCCGCCGTTGTCATTGATTGTCTTGTTGATTGAGTAAAGTACCCACTCGATTTCTTGTGCTGTTAGTTCCATTTGTTTTCTCCTGTCGTTGTTGTTAGTTGTACTATTGCACTGCTGACTTGCTGTTGTCAATAGGTTTCCGTGTGACCTTCGTCTCACGTCTTAAGTAGTAACCGTGTACGCACTGGCTAAGTTCTACCAAGCAATCTCCGCACATTATTCGCCCCAATACTTAACAATAGTTTCCATTGTGTGGTGTAAATTGCAATCACAATCCCCGCCGTTCATACTCTCGATGAATTCAAAGTGGTTGAGATTGTCCTCGTAAATTGTGGTGAGTAATTCGTCTATGGTGTAAGGCTTAAAGGTTGCATCCATTATGCGTCACCTAGATAACATTTCGTTATAGTTCCCCAGCAATAGCCGTCCTCTGTGTAGTTGATGTGCGTTGCTAGGATGTAAGCGAGGCTTAGTACTGCGCCCCAAAACATAACTCTAACAATCGTTCGCACTCTGTAATAGTTCTTATGTCTTAAGTCGTTATTCATTACCTCACCTTTTCTAATTCGCTTATGTATCCTGCGCCAAAATCTGCGTCAATAAATCCCCATTCAATTAAGACTGCGACGGCTTGGTCAAGGGCTTCAATGCCCCTAATCCCGTCGGCTAGGTCGTGCAATAAATGGTGTTGTTGGGTGTCTGAGTTGTAGTTCATACTAATTCCTCTGTCTTAAGTGGTGAGAATGTAACCTCGTCGCCGTAGTTGTTAGCAATCTCCCAGCCTTCGCCGATTGTGTAGAGGTAGTAATACTCCTCGCCTGAGTTGAAGTTGGTCACCCAATCTGCAACGCTGTCGAATGTGCGTGCTTCCTGCCCTGTCTCGCCCCTGTCCCTGCCGTAGGCAAGGCACCAATCTTCTTGGTGTGTCTCTCGGTTGCTGAAGTCTTGATAGGCTCCGATTTCCTGACTTAAGGCTGAAAGATTTCCTAAGTTCATAAGTCTTAGCACCTTGTCTACATCTTGGTAGTGCTTGTCAAGGATTGCGCCTACTCCCTCTTTATATCCGTCGAAGTGGCAATAGATTGCGGTCACCTTGTCGTCTTGCTTGATTGCGATTGTGCTTCTTGTACTCATTTGTTTTCTCCCGTCTTAAGTGTGAAGCCTTCGTAGTACCCGTCTTTGATGTCGTTCTTCATCCACTGTTCTGCGTTGGCTGTCCACTTGTCGATGTCGACTGTCCGTGATATGCCGTTTTGTGTGACCGTGTAGGTCGTTCCTTCTGTTGTGATTGTGTCCCCGTTAGGGTGTGTCCATTGTGCCATCTGCCTTGCTCCCGTCTAGTTGTGTAGTTGTATTTAAGTACAACCACCCGCGAATGTCTATCATTTACGGGTGTGATTTGCATCACACGTGCCCCGCTTGGGTATCGCTCCCAACCTGCCACCACTTGGGCGGGGCTATGTCTTAAGACTTATCCCCTCACCTCGAAATCGTGGAAGCAATTCTGACAGCGAGGGGCGCATATTTTGAGAGTCTTAGCCGATAGGCGAATCTTCTCACCACATCCGCATTCTGCCACGAGGAGGTTCTTATTACGTCCCTTAGGCTTGGCGGTGCCTTCGTTGTTGTCGGCTGTTAGGCGTAGTGCTTCCTCGATTAGGTCGTGAGCGGTCTGCCATCTTGCCACGCATTCGTCCGATACGTCGGTCTTACTGAATCCAACTCGTGGCACCTGAGTGATGGTGAGCCCTAATGACTCTGCTCGCTCCTTGAATTTCTTGTTGTGGTACCCGTCCCCGCTTGTGCCTTGAATGCCTTCCTTGTTGTCGATTGAGTGAGCGGTTTCGTGAAGCAATGTGCCTAGAATCTCGCGGGCTTCGCGCTTGGCGATGGTGATGAAAATTTCGTGGAATGTTTCCTTACCAGATGCCCAAGGTGTCCAAGGTGTGAAATGTCCGTGGACCTTGTCGCTTCTTCCTGTCACGATTGTTGCTCGTGGGGCACCTGTCTCTTTTGAAATAATCTCGTGAGCCATTTCTAGGGCTAGTGTAATTGTTGAAAGGTTCTCAACTCTTGAACCCTTGATGAATAAATCCCCCGCTGTTGTTGTCTTCTTGGTTGCTGTCTTCATTTCTTCTTCTCCTGTCGTTTCGCTTATGTCTTAAGCGATAAGCCTAAGATACACGAGAGGTGTACACCTGTCTACTCTAAAACAAGCATATGAAGATGAACAGAAGATGAATTCTACCTGAGTTATTCCTGAGAACGGTGCCCCTCTGTAATGTCGACAATTCAAAAGTGATTGAAGATTCAACTACTTTCCCCGATTCTGTATTGTTGATAAGTCGACAATTGAAGAATGAATAACCCCCCCTCGGATTTGAAAGGGGGATAGTTCACCCCCTAACTTATCCACAGGAGTTATCCACAATGTTAATAACCTGTGGACAACGGATGTTAAGTTATCCACAACCCCCAATAAGGGGGTCATAAGTCTTAAGTCTGAAAAAGAAATCACCACCCGTTAGGGTGTCTAACTCTTTACCTGACCTTTAGGGTCAGGATTATTTGAGGGGGCATTGATGAATTTGTGTGCGGGGGGGAGGTATAGTCTTCCACCATAATTTTCTGTTATATTCCCCCCGCTTATATAGGCTCTGACCAGGGGTTTTACCCCTGTCAGGGACTATTATAAAAAAAAATAAAAATATATCCGAACCTAGTGTTCGGTTTAGGCACTTCCAACAGGTTATCTTATATGTAATGATTTATCATTACGAAGTTCTAAACGAACTCGCTTCGTTTGGGACTTCGCTCGTTCGTTAGTTATAATATATAAATAACTAATGATTAATGTTGAGTAAACGCCAGAGTTATGCCGTTAACCCGATAGCGTTATTATACCGATATAGGGGACTCTATTATGGCTAACAGAGGGCGCAAGCCTGGGATACAAAACATCTCCAAAAAAGAAGCCCAGGAGCGAATGCTCCAACTTCTTGAGCAAGGCGCCACCATTACCGCTGCTATGGCAGCCGTAGGTCGTAACGATGTTACCTTCCGCCAATGGTCAATGCAAGATGCTGACTTCAAGGAACGGGCTGATAAAGCCAGACTTGCTGGCAAAGGGGTCAAGGCTGACCTAAAAGAACTCAAGGATATATCTTTTCCTGACTTCTGTGAGCAGTTCCTAGATTCCAAGATGTTTCCTCATCAGTTAAACTGGCTAGACCTGATTGACGGGGTAGAACCCCGATGGCAACCCGCAGGTATGACTTATGAACCTAGCGACCCTGACCGTGTACTTATCAACGTACCGCCTGAGCACGCCAAGTCTACAACTATCACGATTAACTACGCCGTGTATCGAATTGTTACAAACCCCAACATCCGCATAATTATTGTTTCAAAGACTCAGGGTATGGCTCGTAAGTTCCTTGGTGCTATCAAGACCAGACTTAGCCACCCAGCCTATATGAAACTTCAGACCGCCTTTGGTCCTAATGGTGGATTCCAAAAGGATGCTACCCAGTGGGCGGCAGATATGTTTTACCTAGGTACAGGACGCGACTCTGGCGAGAAAGACCCTACGGTTCAAGCCTTAGGTATCGGTTCTCAGATTTATGGTGCTCGCGCTGACTTGATTATTGTCGACGATGCTGTGATGGGTACCAATGCTCACGAGTGGGAAAAGCAGATGGAATGGCTTCAGAAAGAAGTTATCACCCGTCTTGGTCGACACGGTAAGTTAATTATTGTGGGAACCAGAGTGGCACCAGTTGACTTATACAAGATGCTGCGTGACCCAGGGCAGTGGTCAGGTGGGGTTTCTCCCTTTACCTACTGCGCTATGCCAGCCGTTTTAGAATTTGATGAAAAGCCTGAAGCGTGGAAAACCTTGTGGGCAGAAACTGACCGCCAAGAAAACGACAAGGATGACGCACTAGCCAATGGAAATTTTCCCAAGTGGGATGGACCTTCTCTCTTTAAGAGACGCTCTCAGGTATCACCGTCAGTATGGGCTATGGTCTACCAGCAAGAAGATGTCACCGAAGACTCAATCTTTTCTCCCTCCTGTGTCGCAGGTTCCGTCAACGGAATGCGAAAACGAGGTCCACTAAAGGCTGGAACTCCAGGACACCCTAAGCACCTTGAGGGTGCGTATACAGTTATGGGACTTGACCCTGCTATGGCAGGTGCCACTGGTGCAGTTATTTGCACATACAACAAGTCTGACGGAAAAATTTATGTTTTGGATTGTGTCAATATGACCGAACCAACTCCGCAAAAGATTCAGAACTTGATTGAAGAGTGGGTTGAGAAGTACAAGCCACAGGAACTGCGTATTGAAATCAACGCACACCAGAAGGCTTATGCACTAGATGACAACTTGCGTAATTATTTATCAATCCACGGATGTCAACTTAACTCACACTTTACTGGCAAGAACAAGTGGGACACATCATTTGGTGTAGCCTCAATGGCTTCATTATTTGGTAACACACGAGATGGACGATTCCAAGATAACAACATCATCGAACTTCCAAGCAATGAAGGCTCTGAAGGTCTAAAGACTTTAGTGCAAGAACTCATTACCTGGAAACCTGACACTAAAAATCCAACCGACTGTGTTATGGCATTATGG